GTCCAGAGATGACGTAACTTTATCGATGCCTGTACTTAACCCGAGCCAGCGACGAACAAAGTTGTCGTTATCTTTTGCTGAGAAGAAGTCCCACATGGACTTCCCCTCCTGCCACGCTTTATAAAGATTGCGAAATGCCGCTCCGACTTGATACAGCGCAGCAGCTAGTGCCGTCAGCAACGCAGGGATAACCATCGCGCTGTAAAGAGAAACCATTGCAGCTTTAAGAACGCCGGCAGATATCGCCACGGTCTCCATCACCGACAAACCCTGTATCGCGCTTCCGACGCGTGTAATAATTGGGATGCCAGCAATTCCGGCCTTAGTGAGATCGCTGAGACCTGACGTGATCGTTGCAAAACTTGCAATAGTCTCCACCATGCTACCGCCACCGAGCACGTTGAATCCTTTAGACACCAACACGACGGCTCCGCCGGCAAGAGCGGCCTCCTTAGCGATGTTCTTGAACCAATCAGGAACAAGATCCCATGCTTCTCTTACCGATGTCCATATCTTAACGATGCCGTCCCTAATTTCTCCCAGTGTGCGGATAGCGATCGGACCGTATTTCGCTACGACGTCTGCAAACTTGTTCACCCACTTGACAATCGTTTCGAGTAGTGTCTGACTCGTAGACCCAAATGTCTTCTTGATCGCTTCGGAGATGGCATCGTACGCGCGAAGCACGTTCGGCGATGACGCGACGCCCTTCGCCAGATTGTCTGTCCAGTTACCGAGCGCCACCGCGCTCTGCTGCACTCGCTCCTTGAAGTTCAGCTCAGACACACCAAGCAACTGAACCTTGGCACGCATGGCTTCAATCATGGCGATACGCTTCGCCTCAAGCTTGCCAGCATCATTGAGTTGGTCTTTTGTCTTACCAATAGACGCCGCAAACTTCTCTTCCGCTTTCTCAATGTCGATCAAGATACCAGCCATCCGCAGGCCGCGCGTCTGTCCAGTTGTCAAAGCACTCGTCAGTGTGTTCAGCCCGTCAGCGGCATCCGTACCCGTCGCCTTGCCCATTGCACGGGCCGTTTCACCGAGCACCTTCATGTCGGCTGCTGTGAGCTTTACACCTGCAGTCAGCGCGCGATTGACGGATTGCATGAGCACCATTGAGTCAACGGTATCTTTTACGCCCGCGTTCAATCCTCCGATCAGCGCATCGCCAGTTGAACCCGCCGCGATGGCGAGACGGTTGAACGCGTCTTCGACGCCGAGAATCGTCGATCCCTTCTCGCCTAGCGCCGTAATGCTAACAACGGCTCCGGCAACGGCAGCCGTCACAACGCCAACGGCAATAGCAGCAGCGCCGAACGCGCCATCAAAGTTGTCTGCGAACTTCTTCACCCTCGCGGATATAAGGGTCAGGTTATCTGAGATCTGATCCTCTAGCGAGATGGCGCCTGTGAGACTCCCGATATCCACTACTGCACCACCTCCGGCCGCATGTTAGCGAGGTCCTGTTCAGACGCACCAAACGCCGCCGCGAACATCTTTGCGATCAGTAATTGGTCATCCGGCGATTGTTTCTTTTTCTGCTGACCAAACTTGAGCACAAAGTCATCCAGTGTGTAAGCTCTCTGATCCTTGCCGCGGTTCACGTTGGCTATCATGGTCGCGATGGATGCTGCCCTGTAATCAGACCGTGTTTCATCGAACGGTTCGAGCGCTGCGTAGTGCTCCCACCCGATAAATTTCTTAGCCGTGAGGCCCAACACCTCATCTATGTCAAGAATGCCGAGCCTCACGCACAGCCGATACACAAGCCGGCGCCTCGGAGACTCGGCTAGTCTTTTTTTGCCGCGGCATCCGCTTTTGGTGTCAGGTCGTTCAGTTCGAGGACCGCCGCAATGACGCGCTGGCAGTCCGCCTGGTTCTTCTTGCGGAACACGGCGATGCTCGCATCGTCGTTCGCGTAGCGCACGCTGGTCGGTCCGGGCTTGCCGGTTCCTTCCTCGACAGACACCAGACTCTTTGAGAGGAGTCGGAGACCCGCCGTGCGCTTGGCTTCCTTGTCGTCTCCGGCCTCGCTCCACTCGATGATGTCGCCGGCCGTCAGCGAGCCAATCCAGACCATCTGACCGGCCTTGAAGCCCTTGATTTCCAGATACTCGATCGTCGAGGCCTCGTTGATGTCGGCCATCGAGTTGGCCACGCTGGGCACCGGAAACGGAACGACGTTCGATTCTTCCATGTCACTCTCCCCACTGCAGATTTACGCCGGTCTCAAGTTACGCCACCTCTCTAAGACCGGCAGAGAGGGAGTGACGCTGCGTGGGGCAGCTCTAGCCGACGAGCACACCGCCGAGGTACATGCGGTCGCTGAGTCGGATGGTCACGTCGGCGGCCAGCTTGCCGTCGACCGGGGCCGTGATGTCAAAGCCCTTGATCTGTCCAGACATGATCCAGACGATGCCGCCAGGGAATGTCAGTTTCCAGCCGTCGATGGGGACGGGCTCGGTGATGAGCGCCTTCATCATGCCGGTCAGATGATCGTGCGTCCCATCGGATGGGAGGTAGTTGATGGCGAGCTGCAGCGGGTTGCGGCGCAGCACTCCGAGGATATACGCGTCGATGTTCCGGTCCTGCGTGAGCGCCTCGAAGTCGTTGCGGTTCAGGCCGGGCGCCGCGATGTCCCCGACCTCGGCGATGTTCGTGTAGGTGAACGGCAGCGCCGCCGTGGCCCTCGCAAGGAGCGTTCCGTGTCCGCTGATGGCAATCGTCATGTGATGTCCTCCTGGACTAGCTGGGTGCTTTTTCAGCGTCGAAGTTCATTGAGAACATCGCGCGTGCTGTCGCGTCCGTACTGATCTCGACAGGAACGCTCTGCCGTGCGGTGATGCTGAGATAAAACGTACCGCTGAGTGTCACGTTGTACAGTCCGTTTGCGCCGCCCAGTGCAGCGTAGGCCGCGACCAGCTTCGCCCTTGCTACCACCGTGTCCGTGGCGCGCGTCACGATCTGCAGCGTCGGCCGCTCCGTCGCCGTGTCGGTCTGCGTCTTGGCCGAACCGCTGCCGCCAGTATCGATGAGCGAAAGGTACGGGCCGGCTCCAGCAGGGATCACCGCTTTCGCTCCGATGAAAATGTCCGTGCCGAACGTGCCGACGCCTTGCGCTACGAGGCGGTCGCGGATCTCGTAGATGAACACTAAACGTCCCTCATCTTGTTCAGATCAACACGTCGCGCAATGCGCCCCGCCATGTGCGGACGAGACTCATTCAGCGTCTTTTCCAGCCACTTATACTCGCCGGTGGTGTGGAAATAGTCAGGATTCTCGTGCTGCGGCACCACGTAGTCAGCCGCCGCCCCGCCAAACGACATGGGCACCGAGATACTCCGACCGGATCGTTCGGGCTCATGCACCGTGCCGCTCGCGCGCATGGTGCCAGGCACCACACCCTTCGGCGCAGGCGTGGGGGACACGGGACAGCGTCGCTTCGCCTCGGTCATCTCGATCTGGGCTTCTGAAAAAATTGCAGCAGCGACTCTGTCTGGGAACTTTGCTGCAATATCTTTCAGCTTTTTCCGCATGGCATCTGCACCGAGTAGCTTGCCGCGGATCATGCGGTCTCCTTCGCGCTTCTTGCAGCTCTAACAGCAACAACACGATTTCTGACAGCAAGAGCGTCAAGCACCGCTCTCCGGCAGTCCGCTTTAATGTCTGTTTCTGAAATTCTGATTACGATGTAGCCCTTGGACTGTAACCAGTAATCTCGCTTCTGGTCGCGGCGTTTAGCTCCTGGCAACGAATGCCAGTAGTCTCCATCGCACTCGATCACCATATCCAAGTCAGGGAGATAAAAGTCGAGGATGCAACGGTCAACGGGATGCTGAGGTATGAACACGATACCGAGATCGATAAGCATAAGTTCAACTGCTGTCTCGATACTCGATCTTTGCTCTTGCGCCCCCGGTAGACGTCCGTCGAACATGCTCTGTAACTTTTCTTCCCGATCTGGCCTAACCTGTGAAGGGTAAATATTGCGGATGAAACCTTGCCCGCAATACTCACAATTTCGAGAGAGAACGATCATGCGCCCATGCCCCATGCCACGCGTTCCGCTTCGAGCGCTGCCAGGTCCTCACGCTCCTTGCGCTGTGACTGTTCATCGTCTGCGCACCGCGCGATGAGGCCAAAAACGAGACGGCACGCCTCTCCGATGTTCTCCCATCGGAAACGATCCTCCGATACCCGTTTAAGCCCAGACGCCCGGAGATCTTCGCGCAGCTTTCGGTTCCTGTAGACCTGCTCTAACGTTCTGACGAACATGGTCTCATCTGCCACGCCACCGATCACGTTGACGTAGGGCGGCCCAATGGCCGTAGAGGTACAAGGCACAAGGGGGCTGACGCCGTAGCACAGCTCACCGAGCGCTGACCACTCAGGAACAATCTGCGGCACGCCACAGGCCATCCCCTCGAACGTTGTCAGCCCAAAGCCCTCGCCCTGCGTCGTGCTGATCTGCACGTCGAAGCTATTGTAGGTATCGCGCATCTGAGCTTCGTTCAGGCCGTAGAACACCTGAGGCTCCACCACAAGCGTGCGTGCCGCGATGCCGTAATAGGACGCCAAGTTGTTAACCTGAATGCCTGTATCGCCGGTCGGAGCCACGTGCAGGTACAGATAAGCATCCTTCAGTGAGCCGTGGTGCATCCACTCCGCAAAGTACTTCAGCGTCAAGTCCCAGCGTTTCCGGGGCTGGTTGCGATTGACGTTGCCAACGATGAACGCATCGTCCATGGACTTTGGGAGGCCGCGCTTCATGCGTGCTTCATACTTGTCGGTCGGATAGTAGGCGCCGAGATCCACGCCGAGGGGAATCACCACGCCGGGGCGCGTGTAGCCGCCCCTGCGCGCCTCGTCAAGTCCGAACTGCGTCCAGAAGATCCCCATGGCCAGATCGTTCATCGGACCGCCCATGCAGTTCTTGCCGTCGACCGCCACGATGCCGATGACAGGAATGTCCGCGTACTCCGGGAAGCATTTCAAGCGGCGTGTGTAGAT